ATAGCATATTTGAATATTTTTACAAGATGGGAATATGATGGGGTGGGAAACCAATGACAAAAAACACCAAACAGTCAACGAGGTCACAATACACAAAAGCCTAAACGCCGCAACAATTGACAAATGATCATAAGATCGGTTCATAGCGGCGAACAAAGACTCTGTCCCACACGGGGCTCTGTAAGAATGTTACCTCACCCCATCACACCCTCTAGTGGGGACAAGCCCCACCGGAGATCAGATGATCTTCGAGACCTTCAAAACCTCACGCACACTATCGGGGATTTCGATAGTGGTGGTGAAATTGAGGCCGGTGATCATATCCTTAATATTGTTGCGCCGAATGCGCAAATCAGCCAACGTGTCCGAGTAACCATCAAGAGTAGCTTTCTTGAAAACCCCGGTGCTGATTTCCTCACTACCGTATTGGTTTTCCGCGCGGGCGCGTTGAGCAATAAGTCGATTGTGAATCGAATCAACAGCTTCGTGCCCCGACGTGGCAACCAAAACAAGACGCTCAATAGTGGCATCCACCTGTGCCAATTCGGTGAGGAGGGTAGTTACGCCATTTTTTGCATTATTCTCCGCGATAAGAGTGCGAACCGCATAAGCGGCTTCGATCTGTGCAAGAGAACGAGAAATGTCCTCAATGGCCTTTTGTTCAGCAGCCTCAATCAAAGGCTCGGGCGACTTTTCGAGATAACACGACAAAGTGATCGTGGAACTGACCGGGGCTTCACTCGCGGTGAGCAATGCTCGGGATAGTTCGGATGCCTTCTTGAGCGTAACCTTCATCGTGTATTCCTCTTTAATTGTTTGGCGACTATAAGGCGAAATACCCACCTAGTCAATATCTTTGAGTTTCATTTCAATTGCCGATGCAAGGGCGGGATCGAGCGTCACCCCCTTTGCTAGTTTACCATAAAACTTAGCTCGCTTCTGCATGGTTTTACGTTCCGAATACCATTTCGCCAACAACAAAGGGATGATCCCATCTTTGTCTGTGCGAAAGATCGTCCCATTGGCGGAAATACAGAGATTGCTCCCCTTGCGGAAAATGTAATCATACAGTTTGCTGCCCGACATAACCTTGGTGGTGCCATCATCGAAATCCACCGTAAGGAGAGCATCGTCCTGTGCCATCATGTGTTCGACTTCGAGCGTGGCAAAAATACCATCCCATGCTTCCGCGCGTGGAACCCCCTGCGCAATTCTCTCCGCGACCAATCTCTTGGTTTCGTCGGAACGAATCTGCCCCACGATAGTCTCAGGGCTCAAATTGAGCGAACGGATAGTTGACGGATACAGTGAGTTCAAATCGATGGCGGCGACATGCTTATGTAGACCCACTTTAGGTTTCGCCACATACGCACCCACCACGGGTTTTTTCTTATCGTCATCATCATCGTCGTCATCATCGTCATCATCATCTTGGGAAATCACTTCTACCGGCTTCTCCGGCAGGGGCTTCCTGTTCGGGGCCACCAACCCCATTTCGTGCATTTCCAAAATGATAGCTTGTTCCACAAGGGCAACGGACCCCATGGTGGTTTTTAGCTGAACGCAATTCACATGCGCGATCTGGTTGGCAAGTTCGATAAACTTCTTCTTCTCATCGATCTTCACCAACAGGGCAACGTCCTGTCGGGAGTATTCGATGAACTTGTAGAAGTCTTTCTTGTAGAGATCATCAAGCGTCCCCTCATAAGGGACTTTGTTTTCGCCCACTTCGACTTCACCAATGTAATCCAACCGATAGCTATGTTGCTGTTGCGGATTATGCTTCATATATAGTTCGAGATAGTCGAGATGTGCGCGGCCCACTAGATCATAAGTCTCATGGTCCTTGCCGAACTTCTGTAGGGTGCGCTGGCGTGGCTCCAACCCCCAGAGACAGAGGTCACGAGTGGCGTCTTTACCCATCTTGTTCTTGATTCGGTTGACCAAATAGGGAATATCGTAGAGGGTCGAGTTCCATCCGCTGAGGACATCTGACTCCCCAATGACTGCACAAAACGCTTCCAGAAGCTCCTGCTCATCGTCAAACAGAACCGTATCCGGGAATTGATCAACGATAGCCTGAGCTTCACCCATCGTCAGCGTCGGGGGTCGCAACACCAGCGTGACCATACGGTCGATATGATTGAGATATACCGAAATGGCAGTAACGGGATTGAAAGGATCATCTACGGGCGCGAACCCACGCTCCTCATCAAACCCAGTCTCAATATCGAAGAACGCCACGTTGAGTTTCGGCGCATCCATCCCTTTATAACGGTTTTCAAGAATGCGGAACATGGGATTGATGTCTGATTCAAAAATCTTATACTTGGGTTTACCTTGCTTATCCACCTCATTGGTCATGCGCATCAATTCCTTGCGGAACTTCTGCCCATTATTAGTGGAGAACTTCTTACAAGGATCGCCATACATCGAGCGGTGCTGGCCCGCTGGATGGGCATAATAGAACACATATTCAGCGGGGTGGTCTACGAGAACACGGTTACCATTAAGGTCTCGTTCGGCAACGCGCACAACATTATTTCGGGGGTCGTGAAAGCAATCTACATACATGGCGCTACTCTACTACTGGTGGTTATACCAAGTCAAATTGAATAATACTTTATCGTCTTCTCTTTCGAACCGAACAAATACCGCAATAGTGGATTGGCGACCAGTCTTTGGTGAAGTCTCTTTAATAATTCGGAAGGAATGTCTACCATGGACATTTTCTTTGATCCACTGTTTTACTTCTCGAATACTTTCTGGTCGGGTTACTAAGCCCAACGCAACACAGGGCCAATTAGCTTTATTTGACATTCATTATTTTTCCAACGATTTCCCCCACTATAGAGGGTGGAATCATTTCAGCAATATTTAAAAAAAGGGCCGGAAATGTTTCCGGACCCTTTTAATTCTTGGAATAACTCTTCCAAATCGACAGATCGAAATCCGCAACCGGCATCCCACTCTCATCGGCATAATTGAGGAATTGTTCCTCAAGACCCTTATAGAGTTTCCCAGCGGGCGGGGTCGCCTTGGGGACAGTATGGCCACGACTAGCCAGATACTTCAACACATGAGTGTCAAGAGCGGCATATCGTTGGTTACGACGGGACATCATTAGGAACATACGGGCTGTCTTAGGACCACAACCATGGATGGCTTCAAGGTCTTCCACTGTGCAGGCGTGGAGATCGAGTGCAAGGCTCTCCTTGAACATCCGGGACAGTCGATTGTATTGACCAAGGCGCGATGCCTTAACGCCTTCTAGGAGGGCTCCCTGCTGATCCAAGAGACGAATCTTTTCAAATGGGGATTCGCCGGGGAGGTTGGTGAGCCATTCAGAGAGGAGGCGGGATTGCGTGGATGCAGTCTTCCCGGCAACCACACAACTGAACAACCACCATAGTTCGAGTTCAGCGGTGGTGCGATCATAATTGATCACTTGGGTGGGGTCTACGCGATAATTCATACTCTACAAAAACCGGGGGACCGAAGTCCCCCGATTCTCTTATGCTCGGCCAGCGGCGACGAGGATTTCCTCAACCGTGTCGAGGCTTTCTTTGGCTTCTTCCAGCGACTGCTTGTGTGCCGAACGGGCTGCCTTCATGAGGATACCCGGCTTCACGCCCAGTTCCTCGGCGAGCACCTTGGTGAGGTCGCTCAGAGCGCCCTTGCGGTCTTCGATTTCCTGAAAAGTGCTCAAGGCTTCATCAATAAAACGCTTGATCTTGCCCTTTTCGGTGTCGGAAATAGTTTCGTTTGCAAAGCTCATACTGTGATCTTTCATACTTGGTTGTTTTTGAGAATCCCCTGATAGGCGATTCGAAACTCCGGTGCATTATTTTTCTGCACCTATTGGTGAAATAATTAAATCTTGTCGCCGGGTTTAAGACCACGACGGGAAACATAACGCGGGAAACGCAACGAATACTCATTTGTCCCCACCATATCGGCATTTTGTGTCAGTTCATCAGCCTCCACTTCTACAATATACCCCATAATCTCACCGGGGTTGTTCCAGAAAAAATCACGTTCCTCGTCGGTGAGTCCAGTCGCCACGTTGGTGGAAACCAATTTCCCATCATCGACACCCCGGCACACAAGCGCCCCAAGGGTATGGTGGTATTTCCCATCAGCCTTGCCCCGTTCGAGACCAACCACTTCCAAGTCCACCGTCAGTGATGGCTTCTTCTTCAACCAGTTGGTTCCTTTCTTAGA